CAGGCGGCCGAGGTCAACCTGCACGCAGTGTGGCAACTGCAGGACAAGTACGAGCCAAAGCGAAAGGGCGATTCATACGTGAACTGGACAGGAGATTGAACAGCGGCACGCGGTTGCCGCAGCGGCCTACGCATCTCGGCCGCATCCGCCCCTATCGCCGGCCCAGTGGGGACTAACGCCGGCAGCCGCAGCCCGAACTCCCACGGGTGATGCGACCGGGTGCCGCACGAGACGCGGCCAAGACACGAAAGGAAGCGCAGATGAAACGAGTTTGCAACCGCTGCAACGCATCACGCCCGGCCAGCGTCACGCTGTGCCGCAAGTGCGGATGCCCTGAGTTCCGGGTCAAGGAGGGTTCGAAATGATTGCTTCGACCAGCAAGACGTACACCGAGTTCCTGGCTGATAAGCAGCAGGTGGACGGCGACTACGGGTTCACGCCCGGCTTCATGCCCGATTGGCTTTTCGACTACCAGCGGAACCTCGTCGAGTGGGCATGCCGCAAGGGCCGGGCCGCCATCTTTGCGGACTGCGGTATGGGCAAGACTCCCATGCAGCTCGTTTGGGCAGAGAACATCCGGCGGCAAACGGGCAAGCCGACGCTGATTCTGACGCCGCTCGCCGTGAGCTATCAGACGGTCGCGGAGGCCGAGCGTTTCGGCATCGAGGCCACGCGGTCATCGGGCGGCAAGCCGACCGCAGGCATCGTCGTGACGAACTACGAACGGCTGCACCATCATGACCAGGCCTACTACGGCGGCGTGGTGTGCGACGAGTCGAGCATCTTGAAGAACTTCGACGGGGCAACGAAAGCCGCCGTGACCGAGTTCATGCGACTGATTCCGTACCGCCTGCTGTGCACGGCGACTGCTGCCCCGAACGACTACCACGAACTTGGCACGTCCAGCGAGGCCCTCGGATACCTCGGGTATCAGGACATGCTTTCGCGGTTCTTCAAAGAGGATGTCATCAAGGACTACCTTGGCTGGGGCCGCAAGAGCTACCGCTTTCGCGGGCATGCAGAGGAACCTTTCTGGCGGTGGGTTTGCTCGTGGGCCAGAGCGTGCCGCAAGCCCAGCGACCTGGGATTCGATGACGGCAAGCTCGTGCTGCCGCCGCTCCGCGAGCACGAGCACGTCGTGCACAGCAGCAAGACGCGGTCGGGCATGCTGTTCTCCCTTCCCGCCGAGTCCCTGCAGGAGCAACGCGAAGAGCGACGCATCACGCTTGAGGACCGCTGCGACGCTGCGGCCCAGATCGTCAACGGCCATGCCGGGGCGTCTGTCATCTGGTGCCACCTGAACGACGAAGGCGACCGGCTGGAAAGCATCCTGCGGGACTGCCGTCAGGTCAGCGGTTCGCAGAGCGAAGAGGAGAAAGAGGAAATCCTGCTGGCCTTCCAGAATGGCGAGATTAAGCGGCTCGTCACGAAGCCGAAAATCGGGTGCTTCGGGTTGAACTGGCAGCACTGCCACAACGTCGTGACGTTCGCCTCCCACTCCTGGGAGCAGTATTACCAGGCCGTTCGCCGCTGCTGGCGGTTTGGCCAGACGAAGCCGGTTGATGTTCACCTCATCGCCACGGAAGGCGAGGTCGGCGTGCTCGCCAATCTTCGCCGCAAGGCAGACGGTGCCGACCGCATGTTCGAAGCACTTGTGCGGCACATGGGCAACGCCATGGCCGTGGACCACAGAAGGGTTTTTCCACACAGCGAAAGGATTCCGCAATGGCTGTCAGCGACCAAGTAATCACCGACCAGTACGCCATCTACAACGGCGACTGCTGCGAAGTGCTCCAGAGCATCCCGAACGAGTCCGTGCACCTGTCCATCTACTCGCCGCCGTTTGCTGCGGACGGTGCCGGGTGTCTGTATCACTACTCCAGTTCCGAGCGTGACCTGTCGAACTGCCGCAGTCACAAAGAGTTCTTTGACCACTACGCTTTCGTCGTGGGCGAGATCCACCGCGTGACCATGCCGGGCCGGCTGTCGGCTGTGCACTGCATGGACATCCCGCGAAAGACCTCACCCGGCGGACTGGTTGACTTTCCCGGCGAAATCATCCGCCTGCACGAAGCTCTCGGATGGCGGTTCTGGTGCCGGCACTTTGTCTGGAAAGAGCCGCTCGGCGTTCGCAACCGCACCATGGCGAAAGGTCTGGCCCACAAGCAAGTCGTCACCGACGCCAGCCTGTGCGACGTGGCATCTGCTGACTGTGTTTTGCTGTTCCGCAAGGATGGCGAGAACACTGTGCCAGTGGCAAACCCCAACGGGCTGCTTGAGTACGCCGGTGCCCGCGAGGTGCCTGCCGAGTTGCTCGCCTACCGTGGCCACAAGGGCAAGCAGATTGAGAACCGCTACAGCCACTGGATCTGGCGGCAGTACGCGTCAGCATTTTGGGACGACATCCGATTGGAGCGGACACTTCCGTACAAGCAGGCCCGCGAAGACGACGACGAGCGGCACATGCACCCGCTGCAGCTGGACGTTGTCGAGAGGCTTGTGCACCTGCGTAGCCTGCCAGGAGAGACGGTGCTGACGCCGTTCATGGGTGTCGGCAGCGAAGCCTACGGGGCGGTACGCAATGGACGCCGGGCAATCGGCGTCGAACTCAAGCCGGCCTACTACCGCCAGGCGGTGAAGAACATGGAAGAGGCGGCGAAGGGCAGCAAGCAAGAGGCGAGCCTGTTCGACGCGGAGGCGGTGGCGTGAGCGGAACAAACCACGGAGCAGGTGTCGCGTGACGCTTGCGAATGAGTGCGAAAGGAAAAGGAGACCTGACCATGGCTTATGAACTTGCTGGCCCTCCGAAGACAACACGGGTCACGCGAAAGCTCGCGGAAGAGTTCCGCGACATGACGCCGGCCCCTCACGACCGACCGATCGGAAAGATTCGGCTTGCCGTCTATCGAAAGGCTGTTTCTCTTGGCCTGTTTCGCCCAGTGCAGTGGGGCTCTGCCCTTTGCCTTGCTGACGGCGTCACGTACCGCGTCAACGGCAAGCACACGAGCATCGTGTTTTCGGAGCAGGAAGACCCGATGCCAGAACTGTACGTCACGGTGGAGAACTACCGCTGTGACACGCTCGAGGACGTTGCCCGTCTTTACGCCACGTATGACGGCAAGGACTCGACGCGAACGTCATCCGACATCAACAGGATGTTCGCAGCGACCGACCCTGACCTGTCTGCCATCACGAGCAAGGTGCTGAACCTTGCCGTGACCGGCATCTCGTTCCAGCAGTTCCGAGAGCAGTATTGCAAGGTGCGGCCGGTCGAGCGTGCCGAGGCTTTGCTCGTCAATCGTGAGTTCGTGTGCTGGCTTGATGGGATGCTGACCGGCGGCGATTCGTTGCATCTCAAGAGGGGGCCGGTTGTCGGTGCCATGTTCGGCTCGTGGATGAAGTCGCGGAAGGCGGCGACGGAGTTTTGGTCGATGGTCCGCGACAACGACGGGCCAGAGCAGTGCCGAAAGCTCAACACCTACCTGAACCGCAGCCACATTTCGATTTCGTCTGGCGTCAACAAGCCGGCCCGAGATCGGACCACGTTCGGCAGCATGTTTGACAACTGCGTGAGTGCGTGGTCGGCATGGCGGAAGGGCTCGAGCTACCAGCCTAGCAATCGGCGGATGAAGAAGGCCCCGGCTTTCGCGTGACAAACACCGCCCACAGGCAGGCAGCACCGTTCAAGCCGGTGCGGGCGGGCTCCATGAGATTGCGACCATGACCAACTCGACAACCCTGGCCCGAATTAGCGAAGCCATGAAGGCCCTGTCGGCTGCGAAGACGCTGGATGACGTGCTCCAGATCCGCGACCGGGCGGAAGCCCTGCGGGTCTACGTCAAGGCGGCGTCAGACAGTCTCGAGGCCGCGAACGCCGCAGCGGAAATCAAGCTGCGGGCTGAGCGGAAGGCTGGCGAGATGTTGGCTGGGATCGACAACGCTAAGCCAGGCCGGAAGGAATTAGGTAACAGCGTGTTACCTAATTCGCTTGAGGGGCTCGGCATCGACAAGATGCAGTCATCTCGGTGGCAGCGTGCCTCGCGCGTTGCCTCTGATGACTTCGAGGCGTACCTCCGCAACTGCCAAAAGAACGGCCGCGAGGTCACGCAAGCCGGCCTGCTGAAAATCGCCAACGGGGCGCACGTCGGAAACAACAGCGGAAACAGCGAGTGGTACACGCCGCAAAAGTACGTCAACGCCGTCCATGAGGTGATGGGCTTCATCGACACCGACCCGTGCTCGTGCGAGGCTGCAAACGAAGTCGTGCGGGCAGAGACGTTCTACACGGAAGAGCAGGACGGCCTGCAGCAGGAATGGCACGGCTGCGTCTACGTGAACCCGCCATACGGTGACGGCACAGTTGAGGAGTTCGCCGTCAAGCTGCTGCTGGAACTGGACGCGGGCCGGGCCACCCAGGCGATTTTCTTGGTGAACAACTGCACCGAGACGAAGTGGTTTCAGACGCTCGTTTCGCGCGCTGCGGCAGTCTGTTTCCCCTGCGGCCGGATCTCGTTTTGGAGCCCTGACCGGGCATCGAAAACGCCGCTTCAAGGGCAGGCGATTCTCTACTTCGGCACGAACGCGAAGCGTTTTAAGCGGGTTTTTAGCGGCATCGGGTTTACGTCACTGGTTCGATAGCAAGGACGCTATTCGATGACAACGACAGACAACGTAACTCGCTACGCCGAGTCGTGGGTTTTCCCATTCCTGCAGTCGCTTTACCCCGATTACGCCGTGAGGCCGGTGCCCGACAACATCCAGGCCCAACACAGGTACGGCGACAAGTGGCTGAGTAGTGCAAAGCATCAGCACGCAATGGAGTGGGAACTAAAGGCAGAGGCCACGCACACCGGAAACCTTTTCATTGAAACATGGAGCGACATGCGCAAAGGCGTCCCCGGCTGGCTTTACCACTACTCCGACCTAGCTCGTCTCGCGTATGCGTTCAACGACAAGCACCGGCTGTATACGTGCCGAATCGGTGAACTGCGGAGGTGGGCTCATGCCGCAGGCAGTGCGTCCGCCATCCGAATTGATGGTTTCCGGCTTGTGCAGCAGACCAAGTACCAGCAGCGAAACATCACCGTGGGACGCCTTGTGCCGGTTGACGTGTTTCTGGCCGAGGTTACCGGCGCTGACGTGCACCATGTTCAGGAGGTGGATTGTGGCCGGTGAATGGATCCCCATTGACTGCAACCTGGGCACGAAGCCCGAGGTGCTCGAGGTGGCTGCGGCGACTCACGAACCTATTGAGGTCGTGGTCGGCCGGATGGTCCGCCTGTGGTCGTGGGCATGGCACGTGACGGCAGACGGCACCATCCGGGTGCCCAGGTCGATGCTCGTCACGGTGGCCGGCGGTGACGAAACCTTCTGGTCTGCTGTTGAGCGGGCCGGTTGGCTGGCGTCTACCGACGACTCCATCACTATCCCAGGCTGGGAGGAGCGGTTCGGAAATGCCGCAAAAAGGCGGCTTTTGGACGCCCGTGCGAAGTCTGTCCGCAGAGTGTCCGCATCATGTCCGCCTGCCAAGCGGACAGATTGCGGACTAGAGGAGAAGAGAGGAGAGGAGAAGAGAAAAGAAATACCGGCTGCGCCGGTTCCCACGAGCGAGCCGGCAAAGCCGTCCCGCTCGCGGGCGAAGCCTGCCAGCGTTTCTTGGACGGCTGAAGCCGGGTGGACGGGCATTACGGCCGGCGACCGCCAGGAATGGGCTTCCGCCTACCCAGGGGCCGTGCTCGACCAGGAGCTCGCCAAGGCGACCGCCTGGCTGAAGGCCAACCCGAGCCGGGCCGGGCGTCGCAACTGGCGACGCTTCATCGTGGGCTGGCTGCAGCGGTGCCAGGACAAGGGCGGCACGAACCGCGGGCCGGGCCGGCGGCCCGAGGACGTGGACCGCCAGGCCCACCTGGAACGCAAGGCCAGCGAGTTCGCCGGCCTGCGGCCGGCACCGTACCGGCGACCGCACGAGGTGGCCGCGCTTGCCACCGACCTGAAACTCAAGGAGGACGACCTATGACCACAGACACAGACACCCGCCCGCCGCTCACCGCCCGCCAGGCCGAGGTGCTGGCGTTCATCGAGGCCAACATCGGCTTTTTTGGTCCGTCGGTGCGTGAGATCGCCCGGCACATGAACATCCGCAACGTGACCGGCGTGGTCGGCCACCTCATGGCCCTGGAACGCAAGGGCTACATCCGCCGCACGCCGAACGTCGCCCGTGGAATCGAGGTGCTGCGATGAAAAACAAGAAGCGACTCTGCCCGCAGCGTGTTGCCGATGCCTGCCTGGCGTTGGCATGGGCTGATGACATTGATGACCAGGCGAGGCTGGCTCTCGAGCAGGCCCACGACGTGATTGAGTCGCTCATGGCCCGCTGCATCACCACGTCCAAGCTGCTGGAAAACGTCGAGGCCCGGCTGGCGTCGTTTGATTTCCCACTGCTCGGTGATGGCGAGGAGGACGACGGCATATGACATACCACGACCTGGCCCTCATCAGCATCGGTCACATCGTTCTTGCCGGCACTTTCGTGCTCGGCGTGTTGGTTGGTTGTTCCCTCAAGAGAAAGGAATCTCCTCATGGCTACGGCAACGAAGGGTCGGAAGCGTGGTGGCATCGTATTGAGCAGCAGCGAGTTGAAGAGTGCACTCGCCGCGGTAAAGCCGGCAGTCGGCAGGTCGAGGCCCATCCTGGCGAACGTCCGCATCGGTGACGGTCTGCTGACCGCCACTGACCTCGAGGTGCGGATCGACGTGGGCATCGACTACCACGGCGAGGTGATGCTGCTGCCGCATGCGAGGCTGTCGGCCATCCTGGCGGCGTGCGGCAACGTCGATGAGGTGACGTTCGACACCCGGGGCACCAGCTGCGTGGTCTCGTGCGGAAACGGCACGTGGACGCTGCCGGTGGAGGACGCCGCCGAGTT